TTAGCAATGAACTGCGCCACCCCAGCGGCCACATGGCTTGATTGACGTAGCGCCTTGTTATTAAGCGCCCTACGCCCAAGCCCTGACTGCCCATTTAGTCGTTGAGTATCGCTTTGATAATCATCTTGGCTCAATATATCGCCCTGTGTTTCCTTTGCATTTGGCGCAAATGGTAGAATTTCATTTGTTGCCATTTAGTTACCTCCTTCATCCATTTTTACTTCGATTCCCCAGTACCCTTCGTCCCATCCGGCTAGGCGGTCAGAATCAGAATCCCAGGCAAACAGTTTTTCTGTAGGTTCATTTGAATATAAATAGAAATTAATCCCGACGCCGGCCGGCTTGATAAATAGCTCACCCAATCTCAACAATGCCATATATACCGGTGAATTAGGCAAGCCCACAAAGCCGACTGTCATTGTCATATCCTGATTATCAGCAATAACCACCATTGCGCCGGTGTCGGCAAAAATAAGGTCATACATAAGCCTTGCATCACCCAAGGTTCCATCCCATTGATTGGACAGCACCTTGACTTTCAAGATACGTCGATATACGTCATCCGGCAGCGACGTTATTCCTGAATCCGGGTCGTATAGGGCTTTCCATAGCCCCTGCCCCCAGCCTAAGCCCTCTGTATCCCAGGTGAAGTATGTGTCGGTGATTTGCACCTTGAGTAGCCGGTCTTTGTCCAGAATTTCCCCACAAATATCCAACTGCCTGCCGATGGCATATTCCATGTCGAAATCTTCATCAAAGAAAACAGCAATATCAAATATATCTTGATACGGCTGCAATAGCGCTGTCAGCGTTCCTATATACCTCGGCTTGTCGCGATGTTGTGAGGTAATGAGATTAAGATAGTTGTTAAGCATCGCTACACCTCGTCAACCGTTATATCCCCAACGGTGGCAATATCCTTGAAGGCCATAGAGATATCTGTATTAGCCAATGTTGTCCCTATGCCTATTTGTAGGTTTGTGATGGCAAACGCTGGCTTCGACAAGTCTGTAATCAGAGAAAGAACAACTGTATAAATAGCCGTGATTGTCACGTCAGTACCAATGTCGAGCTCTTCTATATAGCTTGCTATTTGATTGTATATCTTCTGCGTAGTGTCGGCCATGTAGCCTGATCGGCGCTGAATCGTTATATTGATATTAATTGATACATATTCAGGCCGTGAGAAGCGGATAGCGGTTGTAAGTCCATCATCATTCGTGTACTGTACAGCTAAATCTCCAAAGGTACCGCAGCCGGGTCCCTTTCGCAAATAGATCTGCTCAGCAATATCATCATCAAGACCACCCTCAACAACAGCAGCAATACTGTGGCTGGGTATTCCATTCTCGTCTGTTGCATTGGTGTCGTTCTCATAGACCTTATACCGCTTTACACCGGATACACTTGCTATACCGCCAATAATGCCACCAAGCAAGGTTTGGGACGGCAAAGCAACACTGTTCGATTGTCGCAGGCGTAATTGTTCATCGGTTTCCACTGGCGCGCCTGGTACTGCCGGCACTTCATTTGTAACGCTTATCCATCCCTTAGTTGGTGTAACAATCTGGGTTATCGTTCCCGGAGTTGCTTCAATAGCGCCAATCTCTGCGCATTGTGCAGATACATCATAGGGACTTGCGGTTAGGGTAACGAGCGTCGGCAGATTCCATTTTACGCCGGATTCATCCTGGACAATCCCATTTGCGATTGTTATGCCAACATCACCGGTAAGAGTAACAACGCAAGTACTGTAGCTGGCTGCGGTACGCCGTATTCCATTGAGCTTTACGACACCATCAAGTGCGTTACCTACAGCCGTTTTCGGACTGCGGTTATTGTAGATGATCTGGAGCAATTGCATAGTGTCGTATTGCTTTAAGGCAAAGGCCGATATCATTTGATAGTCCTGACTGTCATTATCTAAGTAGATATCCTGCCCGTATATCTGCTTAAACTGCTCTATCAGATCATCGCGGATGTCAGCATAGGTAGGTATTTTTAGACCTTCTTGCCCAATATAGGGCGCAAAATAAGCCATCAGCCCACCCCTTCCTGAATAGTTATTTGTCCAAAATCGGTTTCAACCACGGCATTGATAGTCAATATTCGTTGATCGTTGTCCCACTCGGATTCAAGGCTCACAATGTATTTTACATTTTTTGTTCCTTGGATTCTTTTTTCTACTTCCTTAGTGGCTTCTTGTGTATTGCGGCTAGCAGCAATATCTTGCCATAATGGCAGCCCGTCTTCTAGGTCTTCCCACCATTCATATTTAAGCTGGCGCAAACGAGTCAAGATAGCCTGCCGAACGGCTTCCACGCCGCTCACATAGTTGTTTTTGTTGCCACCAAACATATAATCGCCGTCCGCTGATAGTCGCCTGTAGATCATCCGGCAATCACATCACTGCTGCCCTCGGCCATTGTATCGCCGCAGGAAATATCATCACCGATGCGGCAAATCGGCTGACCATTAACGAACACAGAAGAGCTGCCACTGCTGGCTACACCGTCATGCGGAGTATGGTTAGAGCAAGCACCGTGTACAGCCCAGGCATCTTCTAGACGGTGAGCGGCAATGCCATTGACAAATACATTTGGGCTTGCCTCAATATTGGGTCTACTGGGATAACAATGCGGATGACCAGCCGATACGTCACCTAGCCTTACAACTCCTGGCATATTCAACACCTCAATTCAAATAGATTGTCTTTCCGTTGATTTTAATGCTGCCGCTGGCCACAATGTTGATATTGTCACCAGAGATTTCAATGTAAGCGCTGCCGGCCGCATTCCTTAGTTGTGCAGTTCCGGAAGAGTAATTACTGACTACCTGCGGCTGACTGCGAAAACCGACAATGGCAAATCCGTCGGACAGATCATGCCGGCGCCGTTCAATTTGGTTTTGCACGCCGCTGGATTGCCACCAAGCATCTATGCACATATCACCAAACACAACAAGGCAATCATCACCGGGCTTGATCGGTAGTGTCAAACAATAGCCGCCGCCAGAGTATACAAAAAACGGCACATCTAGAAGTGTCGGTATTTCTACCCATTCCAGATTGCCGTCATTATTAATTTTCTCGCGGATTGCTAACTGCACGGTGCAGGTCTGGCGTTTGTAGTCAATACTTTCAATAATGCCCGGTGCGGCGACACGAATATCAAAGCCAACACTGTCTTTTAGCTGACTGTACAGCTCCCCGATATTCATTGTTCTTTCATTCATTTTTGGCATTTGATCACCTCACCGACTGACTGATATTACTCTGTTGTAATAGCAACATTCCCTCGCGGCTCATGCCTACAACTTCAGTTATCCATGTATTACCATGAGTATCGCCACGGTGCGAGAGTTCCATAACCTGATACTCGCCGTCTTCGTCAAACATGGTCTTTTGCGAAGCCTGCTGCTGTATTTGGCCGTCTTTGTTGAAACTCACATTGATAAGCTGGCGCCGGATAATTTCATTGTCAATTTTGACAAGTCCATCGATCTTAATCCGGCAATCCAGCAGTACAGTTATATTAATGCCATTATCGGTATATTGCGGCGTACCAACAAGACCGGTATCTGGAGTATAATTTACGACATGCCCTGCTGGGATTTCATCCATAGTCTTTCTGACAACCAGTTTATCGTCTTCTTCCCAGTAGTACGCATCGTTACCAATAGTGATATCCCGTAGATACTTGTTCGGGTCGCCAAAGATCACTTTGCCACGTGGCAGCCGCTGCTCTGACAGGTTTTCGCTGATTTCGCCAACTTCAATTTTCTGATCAGAATTTGCGGCAATTGTTTTAATGACTTCGCGCGGTTGACTACCGGCAGCAATGCTTGTTCGCACAAAATTAGCGCCGTTGTAAATCTTCGAGCCTTTGAGTGCCAATATCTCTAACTTATAGTTGATGCCGTTTTCCCGGTTACGAATTACTTGCACAATATCGCCCTCAAAGATCAGGCCGTATTGCCCTTCTTGGTATCCGGCTTCAATACGAATCTGAAAGCCCTCGCTGATGATATCCCCTTCAGTAGCGATATTCATATTGTAGACTTCGAGCGTACACATTGAGACTTGCGGCGTCTGCCGCGTTGCATTGGTCTTGAACACACACCGGAGTGCCGATACATCAATTTCAATATCGTGTTCTGTGTCACGTTCTTTTGTGGTAATAGTAACGCCGTTGTTGGTAGTGGACTTTTCTATGTAGGCCGGTTTATAAATTACTACTTTCCATTTACGCATATAGAGCTTGCCTGCTTCAGCCATCAGTATCACCCCAGACTAAGAGCCAATCACTGCCTAATGTATCGACAGACGGCCATTGTTCTTTTGCTGTTTGCGCCGGGACGATGTAGGCGCTGCCAATGCCAAGATAGGCATATTGCTCCAGTATATTTTGCGCCGGGACAACTGGCAGACAGCTTATCAGGTTATTGCCGCCGCTGTCGCTAATGGTCACAAGCCAGTACCCGGCCAGTTCATTGTATTGCGTCTCGAACTGCAGGACCTTGTTTGTTTTATCAATCGGGACTTTTGTGCTGAATTTCCGATTATTTGCGGATGTTATCGGGATTATAGACCACACAGTAACACCTCTCTTTTAACCTGTTATTGTTTTCAGTACAGTGTCCTTTACGCCGCCTGTATCGACCGGCACTTGTCCACCGTTGGTCTGCTCAGTAGTGGCAGGGCGAGCGCTTACAACTGTTTCAGCGGTCTTTGCAAAGACGATCTCTTTCAGCCTGACCGTTACTTTTAAGGCGTTCAGCGTCTTGGCATCATCCGGCGCCGAAAGCTCTTCGATAATCATATTGTCATATGTCTGCAGCCGGGTAACGACCTGTATCGGCACTCTTGACTGTTGCATATTTTTGAGATA